TATTCCAACCCCATCTCTTTTTTGATTTTTGACTCTATTCCTTTTCCCACTTCTTTGCTTCCGTGGTAAGGAACTGGATAGGTTCTATCTCCCTTTTTGTAAATGTAATGGCTTCCCGAGACTCGCTCTAACTCCCAACCATTTTGGGCGATTAACCTGTGTAATTCACTCGATTTCATACACTATTCTGATTAATATTTCAACACTGCAAAGGTATATATTTATATACTAATATCCAAACTTTTCCTCAAGTTTTTTACTCTTAAATATGTTAAAGTTTTCCTCCCCTCTGACCACTAACTACTGACTACTGACCACTAACCACTAACAAGTTAGGAACGTATCCTCCCAGTCTGCGGGATTGACTACCAGCGGCGCCTTAGTTTTAAAATGCACCTCCACATCTACCCCGTACAAGTGTGCTTGTGGCTCCTCGATCGGGAAAATACGCGTCAAGTCCTTCTCAAAAGCACCATATAGGAAATGATCCCGCTGGTGACTATCCCACCTGATACGCGCCAAGAGCTGCAAGGCGATACGCTCCGCTTGGTCTATCTTCTCCTGCTGCCCCTCAAAATCATCATGCGGCGCATCGGCATACACGATACTAAAGACGAGCTTACGACGCCCCAAGGTGTTCAGCTCGCCCCCGTCCAAGCCCAATTCATAATCATAGATCGCCAAGAACGGAGAGGCAATCCCTGCAAAGCTACTTTGCTTCTCTATAATCTCACGGGAGAAATACCCCACGTGCTCCTGTATCATCACATGCTTTTCAGCCAAGTGATGAAAATAATCTTTCAACTGCTTATACATACGTTTTTTTTTAAATTTTCCTCTTTTTGCCCAAAAACCCCGATTTTTTTTCCTACATTTCCTACAAAACCTACAAAATACATAAGTTACTGAAAATCAAGATAAATATTTTTTCAAAGGGGTTTTTTCGTGTTAATTTCCCTTAAATTCTTGTAGGAAAACCGTATTTCATTTTCCTACACTTTCCTACAACTTCCACATTTTCCTACAAATCCTACGCCTTTTCCTACGCTTTTTTAGCCTTAAATAACTGATTTATAAGTAAATAAACCTTTGTAGGAAATGTAGGAAAAAAAAACAGCACTTTTTAGCGCAAAAGTGTATTTTTCAAAAAAAAATGCACTTTTCTATTTTCTCTCTTCTCTGCTGGCATTAATCATTAGAAATAGAGTCCCGACTTCTTGGCCACAGGCTCCCTAAGTACGAGTGGCTCTCCTTGGTAGCAGGGGAACAATGCAGGGTGTGCCTTTATATATTGTAATAGTAGGTCCCTATATTTTTGTGCCCGTTCCAGGAATCCCTCTTTGAGTGCCTTAAGCTGGGTGTCGCTCAGCAGCATGGACTTCTGCCAAGGCAACTGCTCCCATTGCAGCACGATTCCCGAAGTGGTATAGGTAAGCCCCTGCATAAAGACAGCATCGGCCAAGGTGTAGTAACCCACGATCTTCCTAAGCAGCCCCAGAGCCGTCTCGTCCCCGCGTACATCCGAGAGCACACAGGGCGACAGCTGCGGGGCTATGTACAACTCCCATATATCCCGCATAAGGGGCAACAGCCGCAAGAAGATCTCGTACGAATCCCCTATGGAATACAGCTCCGACAGCTCCCGCGGACTACCAAAGAGCGACCCCGCCACCTCGCGGGCAAAGGGCAACTCGGCCCCAAGGGAACTCGTGGAGAGGAGCGCCACAGCACCATTGAGCGCATGATCCCCTATGCGTACCGCGTTCAGACCATAGTCTCGCACATCCCACCAGGGCGAGCGCTCCATCTTATTATCTTGGTACGCGTTGGCGCCTGTACTGGACAGGTGCATTTTGACAAAGGGAATACTATAAGCAATGGCATAGTTGGCCACAGCCTTTTTCACCCCCTCGTATATCTCCGCTTTGCGTGGCATAACAAAGGAATCATCGGAGAGCTTCTCCCAGATCACCTCCCCAATAAGCGGACGAACCCGCTCACTCATGGCCGTATCTATGTACGGCCTAAGGATCTGTATATCCAAGTACTTGGACACATGGATATACGCCTTAATCTCTTCAATTCGTTCAAACATATTCTTTTTTTCTTACAAAAATAAAAGTCCTTCCCCAAGCGGGAAAGGACTTGTTTTAATATAAAGTAGTGAGACTTATTCTTTTTCTTCTTCCTTTTGATCTTTCTTCTTTTTTTGAAAAATCATATTGATACGGATATAGATAATTAGGCTTATCAATAGAACAATGATATACAACAGAATACTTTTTTGTAGGTATAACCAAACTGCCAACCAACCAAAGGTTATAAATACAGGAATACTATCTTTAGGAATTTTTGTATTATCTATCATGGCATCTGCGATAGGGGTTACTACCATAAATATAGCACTAATAAAAAATAGTTTTCTCAATAAATCCCCCAAAAATGGTATTTCTGAGAAGAAAATATAAAAGACAAAAGGTAATAGCATCACATATAGTAATATTCCTATTCTATTAATTAATTTTCCTAATAATCCTATTCTTTTTTCATATATATAACTTAGGTTCATGTTTTGGATCTGATCCTTATGAATACAAAAGTTATGTCCCTCTATACTCTTTCCAAAGGGGTATTCTGGAGAATATTTGCCTATTTCTTTTTTAGAGGTATTTTCTATTACTATGGTTTCTATATTGGTATCATTTTTAGAAAGATGGTAATTTTTTATCTTCCCTGTATATATAATATGGTCAGTAGTTAGTATGTCTATATCTGTGTATATATATTTAAACCCTTTAGGTGCTTTGTTCAATTTACCTCTAAAGAGAGCATGCCAATAATTGTAAAAATTAAAATTTAATATAGTAGCTAACTTGTTACAGATAAAACCTAACAATCCTGATATTGTATATAAGATAAAAATTATTATAAAAAAATCTCCACTTTTTTCATCAAAAGTCTTTTTGTCAGGGAAAGTTATATCTGATTGTACATTGTGTAAGTTCTCATATATTTCCTTTATAGTGTCATAAGAAATTTCTGATATTAGATTCACTCCAGACCAAGAAAATACATATATGAAAAAATAACAAGTGATGAGCATAAGTACACTAAAGAAAAGTGTCCAGACAAATCTTTCAAATAAGTTACCAAAATAAAACTCCTTTGAATACTCCCCACTATAAAAATAGTTCCTAAACAATATGCCAGGAACTATAAATATCATAATATATATAATTGTATTTAGTGCAAGATTTATTTCCATTATCCTACATAACCATTATGGTCATTTCTTTGTTATCACTCAGTGTTATTGTTGTCTCTTTTAGGGAACGATTGCTTTTTAGTTCTCTTACTGCCTGTTGAAACTTCTCCTTATCTTCATCTGTCTTTAGCCTTGCTTCTATATCATTATTTGAAATAGGAGAATCCGCAAAAATAGAGGAAATAAATGGGATAAAGCCCATAGTTATATTCCTCAACTCCTGAAGGTAAAGCGTTAATGTTTTCATTTCAAAAGAATTTTTACATTACCTAAAAAAAGTAATGATTCATTTCACGTTGCAAAAGTACAATATTTTTTTATTAATAAAATCAAAATTACTATTTATTTCTTTGTTAATATATGTATCTTATTGTTTTTCAGATTTTTCCTTAGTTCACTATTACCTGCTGCCCATTGGGGTTCTTGTCCAAGGTTGTAAGGTTGATATTGGGGAAATTGCCGTATAGGCTCTCGTCCCAACCGTTCCAGTCCCTTATTCGCTCGAATATCTCCAAGGTACGCAATCGCTTAATCGGCATACGTGTGGAGAGGATTGTATAGGCCTCCCGCTTGTCCGAGCCACTCCCGCTGAGGTTCTTCCCCCCTGGGATACCCGCCCCGAGCAAACAAGGATCTACCCCCATAGGGAAAAGTATCTCCGAGTTCCCCGCACTGGCATCAGGCAGAAAGTTGCCGTCCTTGATTTTGTCATCTATGGGTACCACTTCTATACCGCGTATTAGGTTCCCAGAGCTGTCACGAAAGAAAGGCGATAGAAAGGAGCGCCCCGCAGCCTTGTTACCACTCATGTGCTCATCTATCGCCTTGATTGTCTTCTGTCGCTCTTGCTCCCTCTGCACATCGCTCATCTCCTGCCATTCGTTGCGGCCAAACTTATGAGAGAAAAAGTCATCGGCTACATAGATAACAAATTTTAGGTTCAACTGGTTTTCAAACATGTACTTTTTAAATGTCGGCACCGAAAGCACCACATCCACCCAGCCATTGGCAAAAGAGCTATGCCATTTCACCTTGGGGTAATTCTTTTCCGTGGTAAGGGTACGCATTACAGGCACGATGAATTTTTCTACATTCTTCTCCTTGCAGTATGCCTTAAGACTCTCCACCGAATGTATATCCGAGTAAAAGGGCACTTCCTCCGTTAGCTCCTCGTCCAAGGTACCACCCCACGAGGTATTGATATACACCTTATCCACATAGCCCTTTTCAGGAGGTACGCCCAACCTACAATGAGCTGCTTGCTGCCTCTTTATGGATACGATCTTGTCCCTATTGGGCGAAAGCAAATACTCCACAAAGGCAATCCCGTAGGTCTCAAAGTCTTCCACGATCTCGGACATGGTAATATCCCAGCGACAAGCCTTAAAGAATTGGTTCAATTCAGGGAAAGAGTTACGTGCGCGTTCCTTGGTTACGATTCCTTCTTCTGTCTCCACGTCTTGGTATAAGCGGAACCCTAACCCATAATGAGCCGAGATTAGCACCTCCAGCCCTCCTATGGCCGCCCCTGTCTTATTGAGCTTTTCGGTCAGCTGCTGCGGGTAAAGGTTATCATCCCCCCACACCGAGTACTTATCCGTATCGGATAAGTCTTTTTTTGCCTTGGGCGCTGTAAGCCCATGCTTATTATCAAAGAGCACAGCCGCCCCACTCTTAGAGAGTATATACAAATCGTTATCTATTTTTTCCATACTAATAAATCACCTCTTTCCCATTAAAAGCCACTATAAACAGGATAATAATTTTCTTTATAGTGCCATCAGCAAGTTTAATATTTCGAGTCTTGTTATCCCAGTGGTTGGGGTTTTTCTCAAAGTCTTTTTTACCCTTGGGCTGTTGCATTAGGGTAGCATTATGGTATATCAGGAGCTTTCCACCAAACCCATTTTGCTTGTTATAGGTGCGTACTGCCAAGGAAAAGGGTATCGGCTTTTTCTCTGCATCTAATTTCCGCATTTCTACCAAAGCGTCCTTTAAAAATATCTTTTCTACCATGTTGCAAAGGTCAAAAAACTATCAGGATAAATAAAGGACACATTCCCCAGCGGGAAAAACAGGGTGCTTTATCATTATTTTGCCTTCACTGCTTTGTTTTTCAAAATGTTAAAAGTCTAAAAATCAATTTCATTTTCATTATGTGCAAAAAAATCCCCCTGCCGCCTTAATCTTTTTTACAATTTGAATTTTAAAAATCGGAGCGAAATATGAAAACCGTGAGCAGTGAATGAGAGAGCTCCTAAACGATAAAAAAGAAGCCTCCATTACAGGAGGCTTTAGATATCAATGGATCAGATTATTTAAACCGAACTTATAATATACGAATCGTGGCGATCGTTGTCCATCAGATAAGCATACTTCCACCATACAAGATAATCGAAGCAGTCAGACAGGTGGGTGGCGTGTTCCTGCGGAATGGAGGTGGAGCGCTCCGAGCTTTTATCCTTCTCGAAGGAATCTTCTTTCTGCTTCAGTCCTGCATTCTCCATGGATACAATTAGGTTGGGGCAGTTATCCTCATTGATACGGATGAATGGGAGTACTTTGTTGCTCTCCTCTAAGATTTCGTTAATCAGTCGGAACTTGAGGATATGGCTTGGATTGTTTGTGTTGGGTGTCTTGTTATACACCTGCCAGCCTGCTGTACGGAGCATGTCCTCCACATCCTGCGCCAAAGTCGTCTTGCTGTTGGCTTCACTTTTGAAACCTGAGCGATCGTGGTATAGATAGACCTTATTACAGGTAGCCTTGTGTGGCTCGTAATAGTCTATGATCTTCTTAATAAGGTCTGAGAGCTTCTGCGGGTTTTTGACAAAGAAATCCTTAATGATACTCAGCGTATGGGTGAGCGTGCTCTCTTGGGCGACCACAGCACAGTTGATACGCCCTCCGAAGTCCAATGATATTTCCAAGGGAACGCCCTTAATCAAGTCCGTGTCATAGGTACAGCTTGGGGTATAGCTCTGGGTAAAATCATCTAAAAGATTCGTAGCATACTTGTACTTGTAGTAGTGCTTATCAGCCAATAGTTGCGGATAGAATCCATCGGCCACCTTACGCGGGCGTATGTTCATGATCTCCGCATTGAAGAGCATATCCGATACCCA